AATGTTAATGAAGTATGGGGTGTAGAAGTACCCTTGTACTATCCAGGATTATATGCGGGTACTACTGACGGATGCGGACTTCATTTAAATGATGAAAGCATTCTAGACTATAAACAAACTAATAAACCCAAGAAACTAGAGTGGATTGAAGATTACTATCTACAGTTAACAGCATATGCTCTAGCACACAACAAAGTACACGGCACAACAATACGTAAAGGCGTTGTACTAATGTGCGTTAAACCTCCAGAAATTACACCTATGGTGTGGGGCGACCCGCAATATCAGGAATTTATCCTACAACCAAGCGAATTTGACTACTGGGAAAGCCAGTGGTGGAACAGGGTGGAACAGTACTACAACCAGAACTGATAAATATCACATAAGAGGATATTATTATGGCTGTAGTGCAAATCTCGAGAATTCAGGTCCGAAGAGGACAAAAACAAGTTACGGGCATGCCTCAGCTAGCCAGTGGTGAAATAGCATGGGCTATCGATACCCAAGAACTGTATATTGGTAATGGAGCAGTATTTGAAGGATCGCCGGGAGTAGGTAATACAAAAATCCTAACACAAAACGATCTTACAATACAGGGTAATTTACTTAATTTATTACAACACATTTACCGTGCTAATGACGCAGGCGCAATGCAAACTGGTAGCACTGCTAATAATCCTACTAGTAGAAGTGTACAGGACAGACTAGACGATCATGTTAATGTATTAGATTTTGGTGCGAAAGGTGATGGTGTCACTGATGATACTGCCGCTATTCAACGTGCTATTAATCAGTTATTTTTTAACGATGCTGACCCTGCGTATGCCGACAATTATCTTTCAGCAAATCCACTAGACTGGAATAAAGAAAGTGTAATGGCTCGTAGAATTTTAGAAATGCCAGCTGGCAAATATATTATTAGCGCCACTATTCTTATCCCAAGCTATGCTACTATTGTAGGCGCAGGTGCTGACAAAACAATTTTACAATTTTCAAATGCTAGTACAGCAATTAAATTTATCAACGATGAATATCCATCGTTAACTACTTTAGCGTTTACCAACCAAGCTAGATTTATTGCCATGGGCGGAATGACAGTATACACTAACACCGCAAATCAAATAGCATTAGACATGCACTGTGTTAGAGATAGTTTGTTTACTGATTTAATTTTAAGAGGTAGTTGGACTGCTGGTGACACTGCTAACAGCGTTGGAATTAAAATGACAGCGTTCTCAGAGTTAATAACATGTGAACGTAATTTATTTAAACATGTAACATCACACGGATTTGCTCGTGGTGTATCTTCTGCTAAAGACATTAATAACAATACATTCCAAGATGGCTATATGTATAATGTGCTTCAAGGATTTAGTTTAGGATTTGGTATGATAGGCGGGCCTGGACAATTAGTTGGCGAGCGATATGGACCACGTAAAACTATTATTGTAAACTATAATTTTGAAAACGTTAAAAAGCAAGCAGTGTATGTTGGACTAGGTGTTGACAACGTAGTTAAAGACTGTAAGTTAAGCAATGTTGGACAAAGTGGTGGCGGAATTGTTAATTCACAATATCCACAAATTTATTTTAACGTCAACGGCAATGTTAGTGAAAACAACAGTTCTGACAGATGGGCTAGTCTACACAACAGCACTAACCTTGGAGTTCAATATGTTCCAGAGGTTAGTGGATGGGGCACTGAACAAAATTTTGGATCAAAACGAATTGATCTCGGGTCCGGTGGTATGGCATTTAGATTGCCAGTGTCGACAGACAGTGAAGGTGTACCTCGTGGAAGTATTATATACGCAGTTGATTACATTTACCAAAGTCGAACCAACGGATTTACTAGACGAGGTGTGCTAACTATTTCAGCAAACATTAATCAAGTACGTGTTCAATTATCCGACGACTATGACTTTGCTGGCGCAAGTGATCCGTCTGGTGATACTGCTATAGCATTAGACTTCTCTACAAGATTTTTGAATAGTGCCGGAGTAACTACTACTAGCTCACCGTATTCAATTGCAGTTGACTATGTAAATGCGCTCGGCGGAGATACTGGATACTTAACTTTCACGTATAAGGCTATCCATTCTTATCTTCCTTAACCAAGTTATTTGACCTAATCAAAATATTAGTATATAATTTGATTAAAGTAAGTGATAAGGTTAAACCCAAACAAATCAGCAACAAACAACAGTCTAACCACCGTGTAAACTGTTGACTATCAAGAAGATTCGTTGAAAGTCCCCTGTTCAATAAATACTTCCTAAATGCGATAAAATAATAATACTAGCGGAAACGAACAGATGAATAAGATAACAGTTGTAAAAAGAAATGGAAATAAAGAGACATTGGCCGTAGAAAAATGGCAAGCTCAAATCGCAAAAGTATGTAAAGGTATCGCAGATGTAAGTCAATCAATGATTGAAATTAAAAGTCAGCCGCACTTTTATGATGGCATTACTACAGCAGAAATTGACGGTATTACTTTACGAGCTATAGTAGACCTTATTGACGTAGAATCAAACCCAGACCTAGGGCATGTTAATTATCAATACGTAGCAGGCAAACAGCGGTTGTCAATGTTACGTAAGGATGTATACGGAAGCTATGCGGTTCCCCACCTTTATGAAATAGTAAAGACCAATGTTGCCACTGGATTGTATACCAGTGAACTTCTCGAGTGGTATACTGAAGAAGACTGGAACCGAATGGATGACATGTTGGATCACGAAAAGGACGAGCAATATTCATATGCCGCTATTGAACAGTTAATTGAAAAGTATCTTGTTAAAAATCGTGCTACAAAAGAAACTTATGAAACTCCCCAAATTAGATATATTATTGCAGCCGCTACTGTGTTCCACAAAGAAGAGCCTAACACGGCTCGTATGCGTTACATTAAAGAGTATTACAACGCCGCCAGTGATGGTCTTTTTACTCTTGCTACTCCTGTACTCGCTGGCCTTGGTACTCCTACCAAACAGTTTAGTAGCTGTGTTCTTATTCGTAGCGATGATGATTTGGACTCTATTTTTGCCTCTGGGGAAATGATGGCCAAATATGCCAGTAAACGTGCGGGGATCGGATTGGAAATCGGTCGACTACGCCCATTGGGCTCCCCAATTCGCGGTGGCGAAATCATGCATACTGGTATGATACCATTCTTAAAGAAATGGTTCGGTGATTTACGATCATGTTCACAAGGAGGTATTCGTAATGCAAGTGCTACTGTATTTTATCCTATTTGGCATCATCAGTTTGATGATCTTATTGTACTTAAGAACAACCAAGGAACAGAAGAAACCCGAGTCCGTCATATGGATTATGGGGTTGTGCTTAGTGCTTTCTTCTGGAGAAGATTTAAAAACAAAGAAGACATAACGTTCTTTGATCCTAATCAAGTCCCAGACTTGTACGAAGCATTCTATCAAAATACAGCTCGCTTTGAAGAACTGTATGTCAAGTACGAAAAGCGTAAAGACTTACGCACGAAGACAATGTCAGCTGAAGAAGTCTTCAAGAGTGGTATATTGAAAGAGCGCACTGATACAGGGCGTATCTATCTAGTGTTCATTGACAATGTTATGAACCAAGGCCCATTTGATCCAGAGTATCATACCATATATCAAAGTAACCTGTGCTGTGAGATCTTACTACCAACCAAGTCATTCAAACGTCTTGATGACGCAGAGGGACGCATAGCGTTATGTACACTGGGATCCATCAACTGGGGTGCGTTCCGTAACCCAGAAGACATGCGCCGTGCTTGCCGCATACTCCATCGCAGTCTTAACAACATCTTAGACTATCAAGATTTCTTGTCAATTCAAAGTAAACTAAGTAATGACGAAATCAGACCATTGGGGATCGGTATCACCAACCTTGCCTACTGGCACGCCAAACGTGGCCTCCGCTATGGGGAGAAGGATGCTCTACATGATGTTAAAAGTTGGATGGAACATCAAGCATTTTACTTGACAGAAGCAAGTGTTGAACTGGCAAAAGAACGCGGCAAGTGTGACGGCAGTGATCAAACAAGATATGGCCAAGGCACATTCCCGTGGGAACTACGTGCTAAAGGGGTTAATGAACTAGCTGACTTTACTCCTGAGCTTGACTGGGAAACATTACGTACAAATATGAAGCAGTATGGAGTACGCAATGCTACACAAATGGCTGTGGCACCAGTAGAGTCTAGTTCAGTTGTTATTAATTCAACTAATGGTATTGAAATGCCTATGAGCTTGATTAGTGTTAAAGAATCAAAAGCAGGATCATTTGTACAAGTGGTGCCAGAATATCACAGATTGAAAAACAAGTATCAAATGATGTGGGAGCAAAAAGATTGTGATGGCTACTTAAAGACAGCGGCAGTTATTGCGGCATACATTGATCAAAGTATCAGCACAAACACGTTTTATAATCCGGCACATTTTGAAGGTCGTAAAGTCCCAACTACATTAATTGCTAAAAATTTAATGCAAGCGCACATGTGGGGTCTCAAGACTTTCTACTACAGTTTGATCAACAAGCAGGGATCTAAAGCAATTGCTGAAGAGGCTCCTACTATGCTTGAACCTATTAACTTTGATGACGAGGAAGACTGCGAGTCTTGTAAACTATAATGTTAGAAACTATATGTGATATAATGGTGGACGCTTACAAGCGTAATTGGATTACCAGTCGTGATGGTAACGTAAGCATACGACATCACGACCGTGACCACTTTTACATTACACCCAGCGGTGTGCGTAAACAAACACTACAACCAGATCAGTTTAAGAAGATTGGCATTGAGAAAGGCTACTATGATCAACCTCCTCGAATTTATCATGCCAGCAAGGAATTAGAGTACACTGAGATCAGTGCTAACCTAAAGCCCAGTGGAGAACTTCCCCTACACTTTGGCTTACAACGAGAAATGGGACAGCATACAGGAGAGGTTCGTGTGGTAGTACATGTGCATCCTACTTACTGTATTGCGGCCATGCATGCTGGTATTGATTTGAGTACTATCAGCAATGCGTTTCCAGAACTGAACCGTTATACCAAGGTAGCACCTAATGTTGGTGATGTAAAACCCATCAGCCAAGAGCTTGCGGACCAATGTCATTATCGGTTAGAATTGGATGACCGTGGAAATATCGCCTACGACATAGTTGGTATTAAAGGACACGGAGTAGTTGCTATTGATACCAGTCCGTGGCGAGCATACGAACATATAGAAAGATTAGAACATATTTGCAAGATAGTACTTGCTTCAGGAAAATATTAAAATGAGTAAAGAACAATATAATTTAAACACACGCACAGATTACCTTAATCGCAAGATGTTTCTAGACCCAGCAGGCCCAGTGACCATTCAACGATTTGAAGAAGTTAAGTACAAGAAGATAGCAGACTTTGACGCAACTGCCCGTGGATTCTTCTGGCAACCCGAAGAGATTAGTCTAAGCAAAGATGCTAACGACTTTAAAGAAGCAAGTGATGCTGTTAAACATATTTTTACCAGCAACTTACTACGTCAGACAGCATTAGATAGTTTACAAGGTCGTGGACCAACACAGGTGTTCACTCCGGTATGCAGTCTCCCTGAGGTAGAAGCACTAATGTACAACTGGGGATTTTTTGAAACTAATATTCACTCAAAGAGCTATAGTCACCTCATCCGTAATATCTACAACGTGCCAAAGGAAGTGTTTAACACAATTCACGACACTAAAGAAATTGTAGATATGGCAAGTAGTGTTGGACTTTATTATGATGCGCTACATGTTATTAATTGTCGCAAAGAATGTGGTGAAAAGATAAACGAAAGGACGCACATCAAAGCAATTTGGATGGCACTACACGCCAGCTATGCGCTTGAGGCATTCCGCTTTATGGTTAGCTTTGCCACAAGCCTGGCTATGGTTGAGAACAAGATCTTCATTGGCAATGGCAACATCATCAGTTTGATTCTACAAGACGAACTGTTACACAAAGGTTGGACAGCTTACATGATCAATCAAGTTATTAAAGAAGATCAAAGATTTATTGATATCAAATCAGAATGTGAAGCTGAAGTGTATGCTCTATACATGGACGTCATTCGTGAAGAAAAAGAATGGGCAGACTATTTGTTTAACAAGGGACCAGTGATTGGTCTCAACGCAAACATCTTAAAAGACTTTGTTGATTTCACAGCCGTGGGCGCACTGAAAGAAATTGGCATTAAGTATCAAGAGTTGGCACCAAAGTCAACACCCATTCCTTGGTTTAACAAACATGTTAACACAAGTAGCAAACAAACAGCATTACAAGAAAACGAATCAACAAATTATGTAATCGGCGTAATGAGCGACTCATTGGATTACGACGAATTACCTGCTCTATAAGGAAAAAAATGAAAGCAACAATATGGTCTAAGTACCACTGCCCCTACTGCGATCAAGCAAAGGCATTATTAACCCAAAAAGGTATTCAGTTTGAAGAAAGAAAGATCGGTGACGGGTATACTAAAGAAGAATTACTAGAAGCAGTGCCCACGGCCAGAACTGTTCCTCAAATATTTTTAGACGATAAATTAATAGGCGGGTTCACAGAACTCAAAAAACATTTCGAAAAGGTATAATATGTTAATTTCAAAAGGTGTGTCAGAAGGTGAAGTAATTACTCTTAAACTTACAAGTGGAGAAGAGATTGTTGCTAAGTTAGTGGAAGATGGTCCAGTTTTTTATAAACTAAAGAATCCACAAGTAATCGGCATGGGCCCAAAAGGACCAGGACTAATGCCCTACCTGTTTACGGTAAATCCAGACACTGAAATCAAATTACAAAAATCTACAGTTACAGTAGCAGAAGCAACTGACAAGCAGTTTGCCAAACAATTTATTGAATCAACTACTGGGATTGCTCTAGCATAAATATTTGTATGCCAGCTATAGCTAGACAAGGGGATCCAACAACAACCGGACACGGTTGTGATACAACTACGACTATTACCGGGCCAACTGGTGCTGTCGCCAAAGTTTATGTTAATAACATTGCTGTAGAATGTAAAGGAAACCCAACTGCCGCCCATACTATTAATTCTGGAAGAAATTGTGTGGCGCACCCAGCGGTAATTAACGTAGGTTCTGGTAACGTATTTGTAGGCGGAATTGCGGTTGCTAGAGTAGGTGATTCCACAGACGGTGGAGCCATTACTGCTGGATCTCCAAACGTTTTTGTCAATTAACTAGACATTTATTTTTAACCCCTGTACACTAGGTATAAGTACTCTGTACTTCATATAAAGGATTAATAAAATGGCTACAAACAAACACGCAGAATTCACAGCAATCGTAGAAGCAATGGAAGCAGACTTCGAAAAGTTTTATGACAAGGAAGTTGGCGCTGCCGGCACCCGTGTTCGTAAACACTGTCAAGATTTGGCTAAGTTGTGTAAAGAAACTCGTAACGACGTTACAGCAGTTAAAAACGCTCGTAAAGAAGTAAAATAATACGATAAATATAGTACGCTCTTTTTAGGAGGTGTATTATGTTAGACACATTATTTTGGATAGCAGTAGGCGCATTTGTAGGTTGGAATCTTCCTCAGCCATTTTGGGCAAAGATGATTCAAGATAAAATACAATCTATGATTTCAAAGAAATAACATGGCATACAGCGACAAGGTCATCGACCATTACGAAAACCCACGCAATGTAGGATCATTTGCTAAAGATGATCCTACAGTAGGTACTGGTATGGTTGGTGCTCCTGCTTGCGGTGATGTAATGAAACTACAGATAAAGGTAGATCATGATACAGGTATTATTACAGATGCAAAATTTAAAACGTATGGCTGCGGATCGGCTATTGCGAGTTCGAGCCTCATTACAGAATGGGTCAAAGGCATGCACATCGACCAAGCCGGAGCAATCAAAAACTCCGACATTGCCGAAGAGCTAGCCCTACCGCCAGTAAAGATACATTGTTCAATTCTAGCAGAAGATGCTATCAAGGCGGCCGTGAATGATTACCGTAACCGACATAGCAAGTAAAAAGATTAAACAAAATTTAGACAAACGTGGAAAGGGTGTGGGTATACGTTTGGGTGTAAGAACTACCGGGTGTAGCGGTCTAGCTTACACTATTGAGTATGTAGACGACTATACCGCAGAAGTTGGCGTTACTAATTACGCTCAAAAAGACTTTGTAGTATTAGTAGATGCCAAAAGTTTAGCATATCTAAACGGCTTAACTATGGATTGGGTCCGCAATGGACTCAATGAAGGCTTTGATTTTATCAATCCAAATGAACGTGACAAATGCGGATGTGGTGAAAGTTTTCGAGTATAATCCCAGTTGACACACAATAGGTTAAGCTGTATAATATAGCTTATGTGTAAAACTTTTGGAGTTTAAATTGAGTATGCATTTAGAAGGTCCGTGGCTTAGTACCACTGGCAAACAAAAAGGCCGAAAGAAATTTGCGTCAGCAGAACATAAGCGTAAAGCTGAACAAGCAGACGCAGATTGGAAAGAACTACAACGGCGTTGGGGTGTCGAGGCCGAAGACAAGAAACGCAGTCGTGCGCTAACAGCTGACACATATAGTCCGGGCCCAAAATTATATCGAGGTGCCGAACTTCCAAAAATTCCTAGTCGTGATTCCGGTGGAGGAACAGCTACACTAGCACCAGCCAAGGTTTATACAGGAACTAAAGTAAAGGGAATTGCCACTATGCATAAGAGTAACGCAGTACCTGTATTTTCGGATGAAGAAGCAATTGACATTTCCAAAATGAGACGTTAAACTCTTACTAAGTAAAAGTAGTGGTTTTCCTGGTCTATTTTTTGGATAATTACTTATTGTACCTCAAAGGTTTGGGGTACAGAAGCAGTAGGCTTTTAACGCACAAGGAGATGTATCGGAGCCATATTAAAGACGGAACTAGCAATTCCTATTCCAGCGTAAAGGAGAAATAATTATGATACGCATCATTAAGTTTTTTGTATATGCCCTAGCACTGCTAGTGGTATCAGTAGTAGGATATAACGCAGTTGACCATAAGCTGACAGTCCTAAAGGATGCTCACGCACAAGTGAGCCCAGTTACAGCACAGCTAAGGCAGAAACAACTAGACTGTCTAGCACGTAACATTTACCATGAAGCAGGTGGTGAGCCATTTGAAGGTAAAGTTGCTGTAGCACAAGTTACAATTAACAGAACGGAAAACGTACAATTTCCATCTGATATTTGTCAAGTAGTTTACCAAAAAAATATTGTCTACGAAAAGGTACTTTGCCAGTTCAGCTGGTACTGTGATTCAGCATCGCTTAAAAAGCCAATGAACGGTCCAGTGTATACCGAATCAATGGAAGTGGCAAAAAAGGTATTACTAGAAGGATTCCGGTTACCATCTGTTAAAGATGCTATGTATTTCCATGGTGATTATATTAATCCTGGGTGGAAACGGGAAAAAGTGGCTAAAATTGGCCGACATATTTTTTACAAATAAGGACTAGCATGAACACTGAACAACTTAAAAAAAGTGTAACTGATTTTTTTAATCTCGATCTTTGGGTTAAAAACGTTAAGGAACACGCACCGCATGTAAGCGCGGAAACAATGGGATGGATTGCTGTGATTCTTATGCATCTAGCAACAATTCCTACTATGATTGCTGTGCTAACAGGGCTTACTGAAAAGATGCCGCCAGTGGACATGGTATTGTTTAGTTGGGTTGGGTTATTTTGCTTTTTTATTAAAGCAACGATCCAAAAAGATCTGTTAAACATTGTCACAATCGGCTTTGGATTCTTTGTACAAGCATCCTTGTTAGCCTTAATTGTGTTCAAGTAACGATAAATATTAGATATTAAGGAGCATTCAAATGCCATCAGGATTTCAACAAGACAGCAATCAATTAAACCCAGGTCTATTTCGTGTAGTTTGGGCCGCTAGCACAGGAACATACCCAACTGCCGACGGCAATGACAATGGTGCTATTACCCCAAACTCAGCAGATAGTTTTGCAACTTTGCCAACTACTCTAGTTAAGGCAAAAGCACGAGCACGTGGTAACCTTCGTTTCCGTAACGTAGTTAATCGTCTAAGTGGGTTAGGTGACTGCCAAATTTTAGATATCGAAACTGGTATCGCAGGTGGCGGCGCAGAACTAGTTGGCGACGATGTTGCTACAAGTTTGGCATTCACAGTTAAGTACGATCGTACAGCGGGTATCATTGATGCTCAAAAGGCACGTAATGTACAAGAAACTGGAGTTGCTACTAACGTTGCTACCGTAGCAATTACTACATTAGCACTTGCTATTGAAGACGCAGTTGTTCGTGGGTTCCGCGATGCTACTACATCAACAACTCGCGTATTATCTAGTGCTCCAACTGATAGCCAGACAGCTATTACTGTTGCCGCACCGGACACAGCCGCTGATATTTTAGCAGACGTTACCGTTGCTCAAATTGACGGTACTGAACTTACAACCATCGACGCTGCCGGCGCCGCAGAATAATAGGACCTAGATGATTCTTGCCTGGTTGTTACTTCTCACCGGTTTAGTACTTTCAGCAGTCGCAATCTATTACAGTGTAATAGGTTTGGCTGCTATTTTCTCAGCCGCAGTTATCCCCATCATAGTTATGGGCTCAGCTCTTGAAATAGCTAAACTAGTCTGCGCCAGCTGGCTTAAGGCCAACTGGGAACGTGCTCCACGTCTGATGAAAGTGTACATGACTACAGCAGTCATTGTATTAATGCTTATTACTAGCATGGGTATTTTTGGATTCTTATCAAAAGCACACAGCGATCAAAGTTTAGTGTCAGGCGACGTTACTAGTAAGATTGCCATCTATGACGAAAAGATAAAAACTGAACGAGAAAATATCGAAGCTAATCGCAAAGCATTAAAACAAATGGATGCTACTATTGACGAAACTATTGCTCGTAGTAAAACTGATCAAGGTGCGGTAAATGCTAATGCTATGCGCCAACGTCAAGCAAAAGAAAGAACACAGATCCAAGCTGACATTACCAAGTCGCAAAAAACTATTGCTACCCTAAATGAAGAACGTGCTCCTATTGCCGCTGAAATACGTAAAGTTGAGGCAGAAGTTGGTCCACTAAAGTACATCGCCGCCTTTATATACGGTGAAACAAATGAGACACTTTTAGAGAAAGCAGTTACTTGGGTAATCATTACAATTATTGTAGTGTTTGATCCATTAGCAATCATCATGTTGTTAGCCGCACAAATGACATTTGGCTGGAGAAAAGAAGAGCCCGCACCAGTAGCAGAACCAATTGAAACAGCTAAACTGGAACCATCGTATCCTAAGGATGATGGTCCATTGACTGCTGATCAAGTTGAACAAATTAAAGAACACGCACACACAGAAGTAACAAGCGATACACCGTCGACCGCACTAGGAGGTGATATAACGGCGCCGGAGGAACCAGTAATACCAGGTACTACTGAATCAGAGCTTGAAAAATGGAACAAGATGATTGAACAGGCCGAGCAGGAAGTTGCTAAAGAAAAAGAGTTAGCGTCTGCTGAAGCCGAAAAATATCATCCAACTGAAACGCAATATACTGAAGTTACAGGTGATAGAATTAAACCTGACCTAACAGAAGTAATAGAAGCAGACTCAGTAGAATTATCAGACCTAAAAAAAAAGACTTATATGACCAAGGACCTTACGGGCAAGATACAAATCAAGAACAGGGAAGCATAGGCTATATTCAAAACGCTGAACAAGACACTAGTACAATTTGGTCACGTGTTGTAGAACGTACTGGAGCACGAGCCAAAGACGAATTATATAAGTTGTATAGTAATAAAGTTTTTGACACATTAGAAGTAGACGCAACAACAGATCCAAAGTTATTTGAGTTTGTTGAAGAGACTCGAACTAAAGGTCCAAGATTTAGTAACTATACTACAGAAACAGTAGAAACATTTGTAAGTAGGATATATGAACTTAGGAAAGATAACAGTAATAACACCGCCGGATAAACTATTCAATTTAACCTTAAGTTATTTGTTAGTCAAACCCAGCCTAGTAGTAAAAGAACAGTTTCAAGCTATTCTAAGTCAAAGCATTGATGATTTAAATGTCTTTATTTTTGATCAGGATGAAACGGATATTAGTTGGTTACTAAGTACTGCTCAACAAGTTGATGTGGTTATAATTGACGTTGACAATTGTGATCTTATTACACATAAGTTTATCACATTCATGTTAGCACAGGGTAATTCTTACTATATAACTAACGACGAACTAACGCCCTATAATTTAATATCCAAAAATCGTATTTACAACTTGGATAGTATTGTAGAACAGTTCAAACAAGATCAAGAAGAAGACGAGGACTCAGATGAATCAGAAGAGTAAAGGTACAGGCATTACTGTTAGAGATAACGAAAATATCAATCAAGCTCTACGCCGTTTTAAGCGTAAGATTGAAGATGCTGGTATTTTGGAAGATCTCCGTAAAAAAGAATTTTACGAAAAGCCAACCACTGCCCGTAAAAAAGCCAAAGGTGCCGCCAAATCACGCTGGCGCAAGAAGCTCGAAAAAGACCAATTACCAAAGAAATTATATTGACAATCTAAATACTCTGTGTTATAATTTAAGCTCATAATAAAGAAAGAACTTAAATGGCTAACACAGACGTAATGATTGATTTGGAAACATTGGCAACTAGTACTGATGCTGTTGTACTTACAATCGGCGCAGTAAAATTTGATCCGTTTGGATCTGATATCAAAGAACCCGCAATGAATTCCTTCTATGTCAAAATTGATATTGACAGTTGTGATGAGCTAGGATTAGTCGCAAACGACGATACTATAGCTTGGTGGGCACAACAAGACAAAGCCGCACAAGCAGAAGCATTTGAAGGCACTGATCGAATTCACATTCGTGAAGCGTTTGATCAACTATATAAATTCTGTTGGGGCGCAAAACGTGTTTGGTCAAACGGTGCGGCATTTGACATTCCAATTTGTGAACACGTTTACAAAAAACTAAACAAAGCAGTTCCTTGGCAATATTGGGCAGTACGTGATGTACGTACAGCATTTGATTTAGGTATCAATCCGCATCGTCCTCCAGTGCTTGCCCACCATGCGTTACAAGATGCTTGGAACCAAGCAGTAGGTATTCAAAACGTCTACGGAGTTTTACGTACTAGTACAACTAGCGGTGGTACTTACATCGCACCTTTTTCAAAGACTAACTAAAATGCACTATACAAATACAGACGATCCAATTGATTTTCCGAAGATAACTAAAATGGATCCACAAACTAAAGAAGTAATGGACATTCTCCAAGAAGAATGTGCCGAAGTTATACAAGCGGTAAGTAAAATCAGCCGCTTTGGCCTGGACAACTACAAGCCTGGTAAACCTAAGACTAACAAGGAACACTTGGAAGAAGAACTTGGTGATATGTTGGCTATGATAGATATTCTACACAGTATGGATATTGTATCATATACTAATATTGAACGGGCACAAGCTGCCAAAATAGAAAAACTAAAAAAATGGTCAAATATTCAGAATTTAGAGAATATCTGAGATAAATAAATTTGTAGAGCGCCGTAAAGGGCCTACAAATTTCTTGCTTAATTAAAAGGAGATTATTATGAGCAAAATCATCGGTATCGATTTAGGTACAACAAATAGCTGTGTAGCGATCCTAGAAAACGGAATTGCTAAAGTAATTGAAAACAGCGAAGGTGCTAGAACAACACCATCAGTTATTGCGTATGCCAAAGACGAAATCCTAGTTGGCGCAACAGCAAAACGACAAGCAGTTACAAACCCCAAAAATACTATCTACGCAAGCAAGCGTCTTATTGGACGTAAGTTTGACGAAAAAGAAGTCCAAAAGGATATCAACTTGATGCCTTACAGTATTGTCAAGGCAGACAACGGTGACGCATGGATCGAAGCCAACGGCGAAAAACTAGCACCGCAACAAGTATCAGCTGAAGTACTCAGAAAAATGAAAAAGACAGCAGAAGACTATCTCGGTCATGCTGTTACACAGGCTGTTATTACAGTCCCGGCTTATTTCAATGACAGCCAACGTCAAGCAACCAAAGACGCAGGCCGTATTGCCGGCTTAGAAGTATTGCGTATTATCAACGAACCAACTGCGGCCGCACTCGCATACGGAGTTGACAAAGCAGACAAACGTGATCGTAAGATTGCTGTATACGACTTAGGTGGCGGTACATTTGATATCTCCATTATTGAAATTGCCAACGTTGACGGCGATAAACAAATCGAAGTACTAAGCACAAACGGCGACACATTCCTTGGCGGTGAAGACTTTGACCAAGCTATTATGGATTACCTAGTAGATGAGTTTAAGAAAGACAACGGTGTTGATCTTAAGAAAGATATGTTGGCCCTACAACGTTTAAAAGAGTCAGCTGAAAAAGCCAAGATTGAATTATCTAGCGCCGCAAGCACTAGTGTTAACTTGCCATACATTACAGCAGACGCAAGTGGCCCTAAGCATATGAACGTGACTATCAGTCGTGCTAAATTTGAATCGATGGTTGAAGCATTGATTCAACGGTCAATTGAGCCATGTAAGACAGCAATGAAAGACGCTAATGTTACTGCCGCTGACATTGACGAAGTTATCCTTGTTGGTGGTCAAACACGTATGCCTAAAGTACAAGAAGCAGTTGAGAAACTGTTTGGCAAGGCTCCACGTAAAGACGTTAACCCAGACGAAGCAGTTGCCGCTGGTGCTGCCATCCAAGGAGCAGTGTTGTCAGGCGACAAGACAGACGTGTTGTTGTTAGACGTAACACCATTGACATTGGGCATTGAAACAATGGGCGGTGTGTTTACCAAGTTGATTCAAAAGAACACAACTATTCCAACTAAACACTCACAAACATTCTCAACAGCAGAAGACAATCAGCCAGCAGTAACTATTAAAGTTGCCCAAGGTGAGCGTGAACTGTTTAAGTATAATAAGTTGTTAGGCGAGTTTAATCTTGAAGGTATTGCTCCAGCATTACGTGGTACTCCACAGATTGAAGTTACCCTAGACATTGACGCCAACGGTATTCTTAACGTAAGTGCCAAAGATAAAAACACTGGCAAAGAAAATAAGATTACTATCAAGTCTGATTCAGGATTAACTGAAGCTGAAATCAAACGTATGGTACAAGAAGCTGAAGAAAACGCAGAGTCTGATAAGAAGACTGTTGAACTAGTCAACGCACGTAATCAAGCTGAGTCGACAGCACACAGTCTAGGTAAAGACTTTGAAGAATTTAAAGCTGAATTATCTGAAGAAGAAACAACTGCGTATACAACAGCTAAGACAAGTTTGGATGAAGCATTGAAAGGCGAGGAAGTCGAAAAGATTAACGAAGCTATTTCAAAGCTATTTGAATCTGCTAGCCCTATCTTAACAAAGAAACAGGCAGCAGAATCAGCCAACGCAAGCCCTACACAACCACAGGGTGAACAAACCGTAGATGCGGAGTTCAAAGAGGTTGATGACACAGAGAAGAAGTAATACAATGTAAACATGTGGGATGCCTTCGGGGTCCCACAAAGTTCTTGCTTAATAAAGGAGATATAAATCATGACACAACTAAGAACTGTAAACGCGGCAGACCTTGCCCACCTAAGTAGAGCCCTAGTAGGCTTCGATCGTTATTTTAATGCCCCTAGTCACCATAATGGTAACTATCCACCACATAACATCGTAAAATACGACGAGACCCATTACGGAATTGAAATTGCTGTATCTGGTTTTAGTAGAGAAGAAATTACCGTAGAAGTTGATCAAGATCAACTTACTGTAAAAGGATGCAAACTAAATCAGGCAGATAGCCGTTTCGAATATCTACATAGAGGGTTAGCCGCTAGAGACTTTGAACAACAATTTACTCTTGCCGAGTATATGGAAGTTAATGCGGCGGAGGTTAAGGATGGTATGCTGGTAATTGAAATCATGCGTATTATTCCCGATGCGCTCAAACCTCGTCAGATTAAGATTAAATAAAGTTAAATAACCCGGGGGAAGAAATTCCCCCATTTTTAGAAAAAGAGAACACAATGCCTAGTACCGATATCCAACTAGATGAAAAAATTAAAGTAACTGTGAACGAGCCTAGACAATGGAAAGTTATTCTATTGAATGACGACAGTACCCCTATGGAGTTTGTAGTAGGACTATTGATTGAAATATTCAAACACAATCCCACTAGTGCTGACGATGTTATGATTCAAGTTCACGAGACTGGTAGCGGTGTTGCTGGCGTTTATAGTTTTGAAATTGCTGAAGCCAAAGCAGTTGAATCTACTAACCTTGCTCGCACAAATGGACATCCCTTACAAATTAAAATGGAAGAAGAATGAGCTTAAAAGAGTTAACCCACGAAGCACATAAAAATGCCGAAACGCAACCATTTGTTAAAATATTATTTTCAGGAAAAATTAATCCTAAATTATATTCAGCATATTTAAAAAACCAGCATCCGTGCTACGAGATTTTAGAAGTTTGTTCAATGCCACATGGGCTACTTACTGGCCTTCCTGATATGCGTCGGGCACCTGCTATCTTAGCAGACTATCTAGAATTACACAACAAGGATGACGCTGAGCCTACTATATTGCCAGCAGTTGAAAACTATATCAAATATATTCTAAGTATTAAGGACGATCCTAAACGACTAATGGCACACTTGTATGTGCGGCACATGGGCGATTTAGCAGGTGGTCAAATGATTGCCAAACGAGTTCCAGGATCTGGAAAATATTATCAGTTTAGTGATCCTGACGCTCTTAAGATTGCCATTCGTGAACGACTAGACGACAGCATGGCCGATGAAGCTAAAGTATGTTTCCAATACGCCGCAGATATGTTTAAGGAAATGCTCGAGTTAGTAGAGTACACTGATGAGTCAAAGTAAAGTCTGGGATACCTTAATAGAAATCCAATATCTCCTCGAGGAGTCATTTGATGCTACTGGAACTGCAATTCATGAACCAGGTATGGACCGTTTTAACCAGCCGGGATGGGTTAATCGCGTGTGGAGTAGTGATAGATATCGTCGTGCTCACGTTGATGTGGTGGATGCTAGAGCAACAAAAGGATTATGGATGATGCACTGTTGTATCTTTCCACATACGCACAACCCTGCTCCAATATACGGCTTTGATGTAATAGCTGGTAAGAACAAAATGACTGGCTGTTTTCACGACTACAGCCGGGCTGGTGATCCTGACCATCCTATGATGGAATGGTTTGCTGGAGAAGTTAGTAAGTTAGAATGGCGTAAGCCACGTGCTCTTCCAGAATGGGCCACTAACATCTTTAGTCCTAGTATGGTAGCCGCGGGCAATGTTAGCGATGAAGCAGAACTAGAGCAAATCTTTAGTATGGCTAAAACTACCCTAGCGCATTACTTAGAAACTGTAGCAGAAACAAATAATACAGCAGAAAATACTACTGAAGCGCAGAACTATTACGCACAAAATCAGAAATGTAACCCACATACCCCCCGTGTAATGGTCAGTTTAGGGCTATCTGAAGAGGATGTACAAGTATTCATACAGGAATGCCTCTTCCCAGAAATCCACTAAATACTGTACTATGCGTATAACAGACTTAGATAACTTACTTGAATTAGCACCAGCACCTGGGGTAATTGACCCTAACATTCCTCCTGAAGAATTAGAGGATGAGCCAGAAGTTACAGAACCAGAAGTAGCTGAACCAGAAGTAGCTGAACCAGAAGTTGCAGAACCGCAACCAGCAATTGCGCCACCAACCGAGCCTACGTCAACAACCTCAATCGGAAAAAATCTTGAACCTGAGTTGTTTATGCCGCCACAGGCGCCATCTGTAGAACCTACAAAAGTAGATTTAGAAAATATTAAAGAGTTTGAAAAACTCTCAACTAGTTTGTTAACTAAAGCAAAAAAGTTATCTACAACTAATCCTGTAAGAAGATTTGCTTATAAGATATTGTTTACATTTTCTGGGTTAACTGACAACTTACAAGAAAGTATTGAACCTACAGAACTCAAACTGATTCAAGCTAGTAGCATGTCTATGATGGCAGTTTTAGAAAGAAAAGGATTTAAAACTATTGCAGAAGCAGTCGAATTTATGCGACAAGCTGATCAATTAGCAACTGATGCTCTTGCTATAGAAGCTAGCCAAAGTAAAGAATACCAAAAAGCACACAAATCACACGAAGCGTACATTAAACTTACTGCTTTTGAAGAGCTGGTTAAACAAGACGAAGAGTTAGAGGCATTTGCTTTAAAAATATCAAATAAACTTAACTTACCAATGCGCTGGGCTAGAAATTTAATTGGAATGTTTGGCGCTAAGATGGATAAATTTAAACGTAACTCATTCATGGCAGCGTGTGAAAATGGCACAGCTTTAGATCTTAATGCTATGATGTCTGCCGGGCAAGGCAACGTTGACACTTTTGTAGCAGAAGGTGATATTAGAGAAGTTTACAGTTCGATTAAAACTACGTTATTAGATATTAGTCTAAGTGACGGCCAAGGTGCTGCAACTGGGCCATTTGAAGCACTATTAGCCATTATGGGTGGTGCCGTAAAAGCTAAAGAAGGCGATTTACTAATTAATGGACAACATTACGAAGTTAAAAGTGGAAGTATTAGACCAGTACTAAGTGATGTTAAAAGTGGAAAGTCCATTAACGGTGCGTACAGTAACGCATGGTTAGATTCCGGGGGCGAACAATCACCGGCTTCTGCCAGAGCAGTTTTTACAGGTCAAGTAGCAAATTACTCTCCTAATGTAAAAGTGCCTACTAACGTTGACTTTAGACCACAATCGCTTGAGAACATGAGAAAGTTCTTGATAAGTAGGAAAATAGCCGCTAACAGCAAAACTATAATATATGAGTTTCATAAAGCTATGTATCCAGACCTTGCTAAAGCAAAGATTTCGAATTATAGTTTAAGATCGGCATGTGGTAGAATTTTTGTTGCTATCATGGAAGACAAAGCCGATGTAATAGCAAGAGAACAAGGTATCATGGCTATGCTACAATATAATTTAGGTCATTATCAAGCTAACTTTATTTTGTACAACTCTTCTACACAAACATTTAGAGTTATTAATGGTGCTGAAGGTATAGCCAGTTTATTAAAAGAACAACCTAGCGCATTTGGTGTTAACTTCCTAAAGCAAACTATTACTATCAGTGGCAAATCTACTAGTACAAGAAAGAGTGCGCCTGGAATTTATTTTGGCCCATTAATGGATAGTCCCGAAGCAGAAGCTTATCTAAATGAAAAGCGAAAAGAAGCCGGCATAACACTAAAAATTAGTAAAGGCCAAAAAACTGCTGATGCGTGGAATAACGGTATAGATACTGGCGGATACTTACCCGGTAACGAACTAGGAGAACCGGTTGGTAGACCAAAGAAAACAACTGTTTCAAAAAAACGTGCTCTTAAAGAAGTAGACAGTTTCTTATTAGATTACTTCGTCAAATAATCATCAAGTTCTTAATCTAGAACAAATTATACACTATTATAATTAGTTGCCCCTTTACCGTAAATACTATACGGTATATCGGGAGCGAATCGATGAAAACCTTACTAGTAGCAATTGGGGCTATATTAGTTGCATCGGCATCTAATTCAGCAGAATTACAACATAATTTTAGTAGTCCATCCTTTAGCGGTATTGGCTACGGTTCTCACGTCTTAACACTTTATCAATTAGAAACTCAAGCTAAAGACAAAAATAAGGC